TGTAAATCTTAATTTATATTCACCTGCGTTTACAGATGTTAAGTCAAATGATTGAGTAGATGCAGTTGTAATATTACCAACCATATCTGTATAGTTATCTTCATTCTGAATAGCACCTGCTGGGTTTTCGATTCTAAACTGAACATCTGTATAATCTTTTGGGTCAATCTGAAATTGTACTCCATAGTTTGTACTAGCTTCTAACTGTAGTGGAAATATTAATGTTGTTCCTGAAAAGTTAGATGCTGAAATAATTAATCTTTCGTTTTCAACAAACATAAATGGTGAGTTACCGTTTATATCATTAATTGATTCTGTTAAGAAAGTAGAACCTGTTCCGTTTGTAAATGTTTGAGATAACACTAACCCTTCTTCTGGTTCTAATACAAGTACTTGTCCATTAAATACACTTGCAGAATCAGCATTCCATGTTTGAGTACCTGATTTATATTTCCAACTACACCCATCTTTTGTAGTAGGTGTATAATTAAATTTACCAAGCCCTTCAGACCAACTTTGAGATACTGGAAATATATCTAAATCAAATTCAGATTGTACTTCGTTTTCTTGAACAGCGGTTAAGTTTAATTTGTACTTTATATTCTTACTAATATCACCACTTACAATCGATTGAGATATTGGTAATAAATTAAACTGAGTTAATACTCTACTATTACCTATCCAATTAGATTGCGTATCTTCATCATAGAATTTGGTAATTTCTAATATTTCATCTTTACCTGCATTCTGGTCGTTACGAAAATTTTGTTCGTATATTGTAGTATCTTTTTGTCCGTATATTCTATAAATCATATTATTCTCCTTAGAAAGATTGAGTTACAACCTTACCTCTTATATCAACGTTAGGATACTTAACTTCAAATATAGATGGGTCTTTAGGTGGATATATAACACCTAGCCTAGTGGCTACACTTAAATCATATTTATTTTCTGAATAGTTTCCGTTAAACTTATTACTAATCTGTAAACCACCTTCACCATCGGAATTAGGTCTTGGAACTGTTTGAACTCCATCTACTTTATCTATTAAAACATATACTTGTGATACATTAATTGGTTGGTTAATCTTCCAATTATCAATAGCAAAATAATCTTTTAATGCCTTTATACATCTAAGAAGAACTTCATTAGAATTGTAATCAGGTAATACTACGATATCAAAATTAATTGCAATGTTTACAATATACGCATCTTTAATATTAACAGCATCTGTTAAGATTCTATAGTATGATAAATAGTTTTTTAAGTTATTTTTTGTTGCTGGATTTAATTCTGTTACATTTTTATCCTTATCATAACCTAATGTGTATAAGTTAAGAGCTAATGGATTTGGTGATTCCGTCTCAACTATCTTTGGTATTGGGTCTCCTGGTAATATAGCGTGAGGTGAGAAACTTCCATTTCCTTTTGTTTCTATTTGGTAATCTTGTACTAAATAAGCTTTAGCGACTGAACCAAATTGTGGTGGTAATGCGTAACATCTCATAATATAATCTTCTCTACTTACAGTTCTATTCTGAGCTGCGAAGTAGGCCATTGCATTATTACGAATCTCATCATCAGTTTCTTTACTTCTACCACCAACTGCTGGTTCTGGATTTGTAACTGCTAATGAGTTTTGAATAAATCTTAAAGTAGTTTGATTTAGATTTATAGTATTATCGTTTTCGAATACTCTACTATTAACATTAATCAAATCTTTTGCAGGAACATTATCAACAACACCATTACCAATTAAGTACTCAACATCTAATGTTGTGTTTTGTGGAGCTACTCCATATGTTTTGGTATATAGAAAGTTAGATGGGTCAATCCCTTGGTCTAATCTTCCTGTATTCTGATATAAGGCTGAGCCTACGTTATCAGGATTAGGAATTATTTCCTCATCGGCATTTGATGATATACCTGCACCAAACTGAATTACTAATTCCTTTTCTGATTCAAACGATGTTATAAATCTTTTAGGTACTCTTTGTAATTCTAATAAGAATGGAGTTTCCCCACTATATGGTTGTAATGATGTAGAGTTATCTTCATTGTTTTCTATTTGTTCAAATACAGTATCTTGTGCTAAGTAAGGAACTTCTGTCCAAGAATCGTTATCATCATCTTTGATTGATTTTATCTTTATGATTTTCTCATCTGTAATTTTTATCTTATCATATATTTTAGGTGAACCAAATACAAATTGAGCTTTCTTTACTCTACCACTTGATGCTTTTACTTTTTTCTTTAACAGATAAAAAATTGGTTCGTTTGTAGTTTCATCAATTTGGTAAACTGATACATCTGTTGGGTTAAAGGATGATGATACTGCAAAATCAACAGACATGTGAGTTGAGAATTCAACATCAGAATTAGAATCAGAACCAACTTGCATCCCACTTGCAATTTTTAATGCATAATCATAATCAGGTCGTACATCAACACCACTTCCTTTTGCTGGTAATACTTGGAACAAATCCAATTCCACAGATGCAGGACAAATGTTTTTTGGTTTGTAACCATGTACTGCTGCTAGATTAAAAAGGTTTGCCTTTTCCTCAGCATTAGTTAAGAGAGATTCTCTCAATTGGGTATCTGTATAGAAAGATAGTACATCACCAACATACGATGCCATTTCTATAAACATCATACCAGGTGAGGATTCGTTAAAATCATTAAAAGTATTTGGGAAATAAGTTTTAGAAAAATCAATTAAGTTTTTTCTTAACTCTCCGAAATCCTTTCCAATAAGTTTAACATCCTTTTGGATTAAATCTGATTTGTTTGCTTTTGCCATAAGTTCCTATTCTATAGTTGCAGACCCAGCTGAATCTACATATAATATTATTTCTTCGTTAGCACCTTGTTCTGTTACTCTAAAATTTAAAGATACAGATACACTATTTCTATCTTCATCAGGAGTAACGTTAACCTTATCTATAATTATGTAAGGTAACCAGAAATTAACATCAGCCAATATACCTTCTTCCATATTTTGTTTTAAATTCAAAGATATTGGTTCAAATAATAATGCATAAATCTGAGAACCGAATGTTGGTTGAAATACCCTTTCACCTTTTCTAGTCAATAATAGATTCTTTAAATTAGATATTGCCTGTTCTTCAGTTGAATATGATAAATCAAATAAACCTTTCTCTTTAGAGAATGGTAATTTAATTCCAACTGCAACATCTGGCTCAAAGTCTATTGGATTATAGAAATATTCTTTTCTCTCTTTTGCCATTACTATTTACCTTTTTTCTTGTCAATTGCTTTCATCAATGATGAATAATCTTTTGTTATAGCACCCATTACGTTTGCTACTTCTTGATTGTTAGTATCAACAGGTCTACCATCTATGTCTGTAGTTGGTGCTACTGATGTAGATTCCCTACCACTCCAAGCTTGTGCCTGATTCGAACCAAACTGAGTATCCATATTTCTCCACTCACCATCATTCATTGTTTCGTTTAACATATCATTCAATATCGGATTCTTAACAAATTCTTTTGGTTTAGATGGGGTTGATGCTCTTTCTTCTTTTAAAATATCAGATATGTTTATATCTAATGGGTCTTTTTGTATTCTATTTGATGTTCTTTTATTTTTCTTTTTTGTTTCTTTTTAAATAGGTTTAGATGCGTTTCTAACTTCCGTAATAATAGGTTTAAGTTCTTCTCTAACTACCTTTCTTACGATTACTTCTAATAATTGTGCTACTTGTTTTGCCTTCATAATGTTTTACTTTATATATAAATATTAAAAACTTTCTTTTTATACTAATCCCGCCCAAGGATATGGTATTGGGCCCAATGGGACTGGTGTTATTGGTGAACCTGCCGTTACTACGTGGGTGTGTAATCCTTGTACGGTGGTTAAATGATTTGTAAATGCCGTTGCTAATTTTGTTGCAAATGGAATTCCGTATGGTACTGATGATTTAGGGTGTGTAAATGCTGTTAACAAATCATTTGCAAGTGCTGGTGGAATCCCACCTACTGTTGTAACGTTTGTAACTGGAACAGGAATACCTACCGTACCTGTTGAGGTGGCTATTGCTATTGGATGGAATGGTACTATTTGATATTGTACACTCATCCAATATGATACTGTTTTTGCTGCCCAATCTGTAAAATGAAATAGTTGAGGTTCTCCCTCTGATTCTGTAATATCATTTAAACATTTTTCAATTGCCATCTTAATAGGAATGTATGGTGGTTGTACACTAACTAAGGTTGCATGTAAAGTTACCTGAGCTGTTTTTACAGCCTTATGATATTCCGATGAAATCTTTTCAGCGGTATCCGTATGTGTTTTACCTTCAGATGGGTCATCTAAAAACCCACCAACAGATGTTATGAATGCTGGCCATATTGCTGGCATAATTTATCCTTTATTGTTTCATTGCACTTATATCACTAAGTATCTTAGCTACTTTACCTGCATTTGTTGCTGGGCCCGTTGGTCCAACTCCTGTTGAGTATGTTGCTTTAGCTGATGTTAAATCCGCCAACTCACTTGCCAACTCTTCTACTAATGTAAAAAACTTATCCATCTCCATTGCCCAACTAGGTGTTGCGTTTATAATATCTTTTTTGGATGTTAAGATTACATTTTCTTCTTTAGAGTTTAACAATATTCTATCTGCTGTTATTACTACAGATGCTGCGTTATAAGCTGATTGAGCCTTTACACCTTTACCCAAATTACTTTGGGCTGTTTTTAATTGTAATTTTTGTGATGAGGTTAAGTAAACTGATGAAAGGTCATCATCTATATTTTCTATAATAAATTTATTATAAGAACCACCAGATTTTCTACCATTCGTTAAAATTGTTATAGGGTCGTTATCCGTAGATGAACTCCAAGTTGGTTGTTTAGTTGTTTTAGCTCCTGATGGAGTATATCCAAACCTTAGAGAATGACCGAATCTACCCTCTAAAAGAACATCACCAAGAAATGGTTGTAGTGAACCCACATCTGTTCGTTCTGTAAACCCTTCACCTAATTCAGCACCTGCACTACCACCCGATGCATTTGGGTTACCTGCAATAACTGCGGGAATCAAACTCTTTACTGATTTTGTTTTTGGAGTTATAGAACCTTTTGGTAATGCGTTACTATGTACATTGAGTTGTACAGATGTTGGTGCGAAATAATATTGTCGAGCTCTTCTACTACCACCAGTTGCCTCAGGCCCTAAACCTGTAAACACTAATACGGATTCACCGATTACTGGTATTCTTTTTATATTAGTATCAGTTGGATAACAAGTTTCAAACTGCCCCTGTCCCGTTGATGTTAATATCTCAATACTATATAGTTCATTTACATCATCATCTTTAAGATTGATTCTTTGAACTGTTCCTATTTTAAATGAACTCATTATTCATCTCCTTCAATCTTTTCAAGTGATTCTATAGATTTATCTATTGCTTCTGCATTTGTTATCAACTGTTTCTTTTCTTCCTCAGTTAAACCAAACCCACCTTCATCTCCTGAGTTAGCATCTTTCATCATTCTCTGTACGATTGCCGCTAACTTAACAATCTGGTCATCGTTTTTTACCGCAACTTCCATATACTCTTTTATTAAAGGAACAATCACAGTAGCATCCTGTAGGTTCTTAACCAATGGTTCTAACTGAGCAATAAGAAGTTTTAGTTGCCTATCCTTCTTTTTTGAGTTACTGTAAACATCAGACATAATATCTGAAAATGTTTTTCCTTTAAATAATTCCGTATCCTTATCCATTACTATCCTTTAATTTATAGTGTACAGAGAGGTGTCCTTTTTTATTGTACTCTGTATATAATTCTAAGTAAAGACCTTTTAGTTTACTAACTACTTTAGTTATATATTGAGTATGAACACCTGTTCTTTCTCTAATAAGTATGTAGAGTGCTTTCTTATTGTACGAATAAAGGTCTAATCTATTTTTAAATAACTCATTTATTGAATCCGCTATCGCTCTATCTCTATCCTTTAAAAATAGGGTGTATAAATGATAATCTATATATTTTGTAAAATGGTCTATAAAATCTGATTTAGCTTCTTTATTATTTTGGTCTACAATCTCATTAGTAATATTTCTTTGTGTATCAATCGCTCCAACCTTTTCTTTAGATTTCATTCGAGCATAGTTTGCATTATTCTCATTAAATAAATAGTTTCGTGCTACTACTGTGAAGTAAGAGAAGGCTCTACCGTTTTCACCATTGAATTTATGAATCTTTTCATTTAAAAATGCAACTACACTTGCTTTAACATCTTCATATGGTACATCAAAGTAATAAGTTTTATAGGTATGGATAACATTTTCAGCCAACTTATCAAATGGATAGTGAATGAATCTATTGTAAACTTTATTCTTTGTATGGTTATCATCACTTCCGTTATATGCGTTGATAGCCATTTCGGTAATTTTAGTAAAATATCTTTTACTTCTCTTTCTTCTCTTTTTAGGCATTCGGGTTTATTTCATTGTTTAACTTATCTAATGCGGTTTGTATTTCTTTAAACACAAAACCACTTTCATCATCGGCCTCAAACGAACCAATCCTATCTACTTCTTTCATCCTATCCAATGCTTTGGTTATAGATGATGCGGTTGATTCGATTAATGTATCTGATTCCTCAATACCATCTTCTAATTTTTCTACCTTACGAAGTAAATTCCATACTACATAAAGTAAGA